TTCTCATGTCGCTCATTACTAGCAATCCAGCTTGTGCGGCACCCCGTCTCTTGGGCCGACAAGTCACTGGCGAACCAGTGAGAGTAATAGGTTGATGGTGGCCAACCGTAGCCCCTGCATTGGCATGCAGTTACGACAAGGGCTTACACACAGGATCGGCTGTGCTACGAATCACCATCAAGAAAGCCTTCCAGTGCTTGCGCCCACTGTCCAAGAGCCGGTTTGCGCAGGCATGTTGAGCAGAGACACTGGAAGACTTACTTGATAGCCATCCCTTACGGGGATGAGTCGGTCTGCCGGATTTTATAGCCTTCCTGCAGACACTGCCGGGCTTGTTACTTGATGAGGATTTCGTCAAGCTTGCCACCCTTCTTCAGGTGGTCCTCAACCCATCTGGGCTTTCGTCCTCGTCCGGACCAGGAGTTGGTTCCGAGTTGGTACTTCATGGCAATCTTGGCCTTGTTGCCGGTGGTCGGCTTGAAGGCTTCACCAAAGTTCAATTCCCTGGCTCGAATGCCGAAGGTCTTGATTTTGGAATTGATGTCTTCAATTGCCGCAGATTTCTCTTTGGTCAACAGCTCTTCGCGTTCTTTTTGCAACGCTTCGATCTGTTTCTGAAGATCATCAATCTTGTTAGCCATGGGGACACCTTTAGGTTTGGGCGGTTTATCGAAGAGTTCCTCAAGAGCCTTCTTGGGTTCCTCTTCCTTCGCTTTTTGACGAGCGAGTTGGTACTGGTTCACAGTAGTCCTTGATGCAGTAGGCGACGAATGCAATGACAGCGGCTGCACAGAGGATGGCTCCTACTGTTGCAACTGCTACCGATATGAGCGCACCCCCGATCAATAGTACAGCGAGAACCAGGATTGCGGCTAGGGTATAGCCGATCCCTTTGAGTACGCCCATTCCTCCGACCTGTTAGTTGAACAAGCTTGTAGGAGGTGTCTTTGGTTCAGCAGGAGTTGCATCCGTGGCAAAAGGCGGCTCTTCAGCAACCTGAGGCGTTGGAGTTTCCTGTGGAGCAGGTGCAGGTGCAACCACCGTCAGGACTGGCTTGACGGCTTCTTCCTGTGCATCGTCAAAGCCGGGGATACCGGCATCTTCGATCACCAGGTCAGCAGTGACACCAGCTTCCTTGCGACCGGCAGTGAACGAGATCGTCACTTCTTTGCCGACCAGATTGATGCCTTGGCCAGAGATGTACTGCTTCAGTGCAGCGATGATTTCAGTCTGTTTGAGCTGAATTTGCATGGATTTCTTTCATGGGTTAGCTGCGATGAATGGCAGCATTTGTTGAAAAGCGTTGCAGGATATGCCCGCATAGATGGCAGCAACAGCGTCAGCCATGTGCTCGGCTTTTGCCTCGCTAACGATGTCTGAACCGTTCTGCCGGTACATGGGCCAATTGGCTTCGGGATGCTTGGCCATGGCCCACTTGATCATGTCCTGCTTGCTGGCGGTCTTGTTGCCAGGACCGGCAAGCTTGACTTCTGTGGGGGTGACTTCGAAGAAGGGAATGCCGTTCGCTCTCAGTGCCCCCAGGACGCCCACGCAGACCCCATAGGAAGCCATTGCCCTAGCCGACTGGCTACCGACAGGAACTTCCACGAAGACGGCGTGAGCGCCCTTTGCGGCGGCAATGGCACCTTTGTAGAGCTGGAATGCGGACTCAAGATCCTGGCTGTTCTGACGAACCTGCTTGCTCTTGGAGAGCTCGGGGTTGGTCAGGTTCAGCAACTCGATCGTGAGTTTCTTGGTTTCCAGGTTCAAAGTGCCAACTGCCAGACCCCAGTTTCGAAGGCTGGGATCTTGCCCGACTACCCTGATGGTCCGTGCCTCAGTGGACTGGCTCATCAGGGGTTGCGGGTGTTGCGTCCATCTCTGCGGCGAAGGGCAGGGTGCCCAGCTCCATCAGTCCGAGAGACAGTCCAATGGTGAAGCCCTTCAGCATGTCACCGGTCAGGATCTGTGGGCCTTCGTCGTTGAACGTGACTTCAGTTCCTTCCGGGATCGTCAGCAGGTGCTCCAAGGTCTTGACCTTGTTTTCATGCCAGCCACAAAGCAGCCGAATGAAGTGGTCAATATCCTGAACGTGCAGGGTTTCAGCTTGGTCGGTCATACGATCATCCAATCATTGGCCAAGACATCGGTTTGACTGGCAAGCCAAGGCACCACGTTATCCTGCGCCGTTTTCATGGCGATGTAGGCAGCGTAAGGCACCATGTCGTTTTCGAACACACCAACCATTGTCTGCAGCGTATTGCGCTGAGCAGGGTAGGAGTTTGCAGGAACGTAGTAAAGGAACATGCCTTTGCCATTCCAGCCGGCTCGAGCAACTTTTTCGCCGCGCTTGAGCGCTTCGACAGCCAAACCAAAGGTCATGCCATCGGTTGGACCGTAGGCATTGTGGAAGACTTCTGCAGGGCTCCAGGACACGTAGCCTGCGTACAGGTCAGTGTTGGCCTTGCCACCATCCAGGTACTCGACAAGGAAACCCTCGTCGTCACCGTTTTCGTCAGCGGGAAGCTTCCAGCCGCGAAAGTCGTTGTACGCCTGCCGGGTCATCGGCTTGGCGTTGATCATCTTCACACCGATGTATTGCTTCATGGCAGACCCGCCTCGAAGCGACGCTGCTTCAACATGTAGCCTTCGAGATCCCAGAGTTTTTCGAACGCATTGTCATAGGCAATCTTTTCGCCAATGGCTTGGTTGAAGTTGGCTGGGTCAACGCAGGCACTGGTGCCAATCAAGGTAAAGCCATTGATCAGTGTGATCTGGCAGACCGTTGTGGTGCTGTCAGGCAGACGAGTGTAGGTAGAGGATTTCACCTTACTGTTCAGGTCTGCCACAGTGATGCGATTCGGAATAATGTTTTCCTGAATCTCAGTCATTTGCAGCTCCAGCGGTTGCTTCAGCAGGTGGAGGAGCCAATTGAACGGCTGCTTGCTGCTGAATGTTGCTGATGATCCCCGCTACGCGCTCGTAAGGTTGCGTGCTCAACGCAGCAAGAATGATGTTGGTCATCTCGACGTTGATTTTCAGGGTGATTGACATGTTGCTGTCAATTTGCATAAAGCTCCTTGGTGGTCGATAAAAAGGTGGGCCTACTCGTTGGCTCTGGTGTTACGTATGGACGAGATACATACCGCCAGAATCTACTTTCAGCCCGTATTGGTAGCCCGTCTGAAGGATGTTCAGAACGGGCTTGGGCCAACCTCCTGAAGCAGTCAAGCAAACAGGCTGGTCGTAGGCTTCTTGGCAGCAGCAGGAGCTGCACCAGCGGCTTTGGGAGCACCTGCAGTACCACCAGCACCCTTGGCTTTCATCTTCACGATGCCGCTGAACTTGGCATCCCAGGTGTCGATGAAGCCAGCAGTGTCGGCCTGTGCACGGATCTCGGCAGTCGTCATACGATCCTTTGCACGGAACAGCTTGTCGATCTCGTTCTCGTCACGAGTCTCGCCAGTGGCTTCGTAGACACCGGCATCGTTCTTCTTGGTTTTGTCCACGGTCTGGCGGATCAAACCCACGATGATGTCTTGACCGATCAGGTCCATCAGCATCTCGACTTTGGTCGGCACTTCGGACTTGGCTTCGGCCGAGTACACGTTGACCACTTTGGTCTCGGTGTCCAGAGCAGCGATCTCTTTGCCGACAGTCAGCAGAGCCAGGCTGTTGGCATGCAGGAAACCAGGCAGGTACTGCTTTTCGCCGTTCTTGTCTTCGTAGTAGTTCTTGCCACCTTTGGCAGTACCCGAAGTCATCCAGAGAGTCTGACGAATCTCACGGTTGGCTTCAGTCTTGAGGTTCAGAACCAGACCCATGGCACCACCAGCGGATTTGGTGATGTAGGCCAGAGCGACTTTGGCGGTGTACAGGCCAGAGTCAAGGGGACCACCGGAGCCGATCGAGTCTTTTTCGTCGGCAATGGAAGCATCGGTGGAGAGGGAAGCGAGGAGGGACATGGTTTTTTCCTTAAATGAAAATTGAATGGTTTGGTTTTGGGGAGATAGTTATACAACGCTTCAAGCGTAGTAGTCTTTCAGTCGGTCAAGAACCAACTGAATATTGTTGTCGATGAAAGTTTCCTTTGTCTCGAACAACCCGAGAGGACCACGCAGACGCTCGTTGACCGTCTCTTTCGTGATCTTGGTTTGGAAGACGTACTTGAACCCAAGTGCTTCCTCTTCAGGAGTAATGGTCAGGAGATCAGACCCGTAATCCTTCAGAGCCTTGAGAGCTACTTTCTTCGATGCAATGACAACGGTGAAGTAGGACTCCAGACCGTTGTTCTTCAAGGAGCCCTTCACAGGAACCTTGGTCTCCATCAACATCTCCGATTCGTTCAGCGTGTCAGAGGTGTGCGCAGTGAAGATGATCCGCTTGGTAGAGCGAGCCACATACTGCTGCATCAGCGCTTTGAAGTACTGAGCGAACTGACCCCATGCTTGCATGCCATTGCTGGAATTCAGCACGTAGAGGCTTTCGTACATGTCGAGCAGATAGGTCAGGCTGTCGATGATGATGGTGTGAATCTGCGGCTGAGTTTCAGCCCAGTCAAATGCCTCGTTGATCTGAAGCGGATCGGTGACCGTCTTCTGGATAAACTTGGCTCGGAATGGAAGCCGCTTGCCGGCCTCGCAGTTCAGATAGAGAACGCCTTCAGGATCTTTGAGACCCATCAGCGACGATGATTTGCCAGTGGCTGATTTGCCACACAGCAGGACCAGATGGTCGTTTGTGTCGGACATGGTTTTCCTTGTTTGGTTTTCCGCAGGAGCGCCGGAGAGCGCCCCATCGGTGGATCAGTTGTCGAACCAGAAGACGATGCGTTGATCGCTGTCAGGGACGTCTGAGGTCAGATTGCCAATCATGTTTTCAAGGCAAGCAAAGTGATGGTCGATCACTACTTTGTCTTCGCCTGGATTGATCAATTGCTGTGCTCTCATAAGCTTCAACTCTTCCAGCTTGGCTTTGAGCTCTTCACGAGTTCGATAGCCTTCGCTGTGAGCGTCACTTTCCCAAGCTTCAAACACCTGACGGACTTCCGATGAAGCGTCATCTGGAAATTCGATGCGCTCATCAAAAGACCAGTCGTAGCTGTTACGAACTTGTTGAAGCAACCCGAACTTCCAATAATCCCGGCTACGGCCAGGAAAGTTGTCCATGTCAGGATTATTGTTCTCGTCTTCGAGCAACTGAAACGATTCGGCTTGATCGCACTTCCAGATTCCATTGCGTTTGGTTTCGGAGTGCCAGTGAATATCGCAGCCCATGTGGGCTCCTTTCTTTATCGTTTGGAAATGGACTTGGCCACTGTGATCATGATGGTGCTCATGATCTCGGCTTCATCCAGCTTGTCGGCAATCTTGTTGTTCAGCGTCATGACTCGCTGACGGATGGTTTCGAAGTCGAAGCCACCATCCAGAAGAATCATTGCGAAGCGCAACAGCATGTTGTTGCGATTGCCGTCACCGATGTTGTTGATCACCCAGCGCTCCAGGTTGTCCATGGATTGCTGTGAGTTCATCAGCTCCTTGCGCTCTTCGTTCTTGCTGGTCTTCGGAATGAAGGGCAGAGCGTCGAGCACTTCACCTTCGTTGTACTCAAATGTTCCGTCGTTAGACAGCCACTTGCGTGCACGTTGGTTCGTTGCTGTGTCCACTTCGAATGGGAGCCATTCGTAGATGTTGGACATGAACTCTTTGTAGTCCTTGGCATCCAGCGACAACTCGTAGTTGATCGGCAGAATGATGCGGAACCGGTTCTCTGTTTCGGTGTGGCGCTTGGTCGTGTAGATCAGGAACTTGTAGTTCTTGAGCAGCAACTTGACCGTGCTGATGTTGACCCCGCCATCAACGTCGATCACCACCAGGTTGAAGCCTGGGATGCAGTTCTCTTCGTTGCGGTAACCACCATTGAGGTGGTGGGCTACCCAGTGCAGGCCTGGTGCTTGGGTCAGCTTGTGAAGCTGATCAAACGGAGCATGCTCGTTGCGGTAGTCGGTCGTGATGTCAGTGCTGTAGCTCAACACCATCTTAGAGAGGTCAGTCTCTTTGAGGGTCTCGCCACGCAAGAACTCTATGCCATCAGAGAAAGCTTTCTTGATGATCACGTTGTTCTTGTAGCCCCAGGCAGTCGCCAGGGTCAGCATCTCGGACTTCTGAGACGATGGACCACGGTAGAACGGCAGATCCTCGGTGAGGTCAGCCTGGGTCACATCACGCTTGACCGAGCCAAGATACTTGGCCAGCTTCACGTAAGCACGATCTCGAGTCAGCAGCTTGTTGAACGCATCACCGGATTCTTCGGCCAGCTTGATGGCTTGGTACAGATGGTTCTCGGTCAACTCGGGGGAGTCGTCCACAAACGCATAGGCACCGGCCAGCTTCAAAGCTTTGAAGTAACGATGAGAGATCTCGGCTTTCTTGATCTCCTCGTGCTCGGGATAGAGCTCGGCTTCACGCTCACACTTCAGGCGGTACTCAATCAGCAGCAGGCTGGTTTCTTTGCTCATCACCAGACGCTTGTTGACGTTGATGATGTCTGCAAGGGCTTCCAGTTTGTCTGACAGTTCTTCCAGGTAAGAGTTGCTGTCTTGGTTTGTCAGCTGTGCGTACACCTGCTCAGGCGTCTGGTTGACGGCCTTGTTGGATGCACGGCTGTAGCCAAAGAAGCAGCGACGTGCATAGCCTGTCTCCAGCATCGAGTACAGCTCTTCTTCCGTCTTGCTGCCGTTGAGCAGTTTCGATGGGGTGCCGAAGAGCAGCATGTTGGTGGGAGTACGGCCGACGATCTCTTCGTTGCGGATGTTGTCCGAGGTGTTCTTGATCAGCTTCTGCTTGATCAAGCCCATGTCGTACAGCTCCAGGAACGTGTTGAGCACGTCCACGTTGCCAACGAGGTTCGAACCGATCTCGTCAATCTGCAGGTTCACGGAACCGGCATCAGCCATCAGCAGCTTGTGGCGCATCTGCTTGACCGCTGCAGGGGTGCCAGAGTCGAAGCTGAACACTAGGGAGCCCAGCTGCTCGAATTCCTTCTGCACACGCACCAGCTCTTCATCAGGGTCAGTGCTTTTGCGGTTGGCTCGTTTCAGCGCCAGCTTGGGCAGGTTGTTCTCAGCCAGAATCGGAAAGGTCTCTTCGAGAAAACGTCCACGGAACTGATTGATCACCTGGTTCTCGATGATGTTGGTCGAGAAGCCTTTGCCTGAACCGGAGGTGCTCAGGTTCAAGGCATACATGTTCACGGGGATGTCACCACGATCATGGGTGGCAATCGATGCACGCATCATCGAAGCCACCAGGCTGAAGTAGTAGCCAACCAGCACACGGAAGAACAGTGGGTTGCTGTTCTGTGTCTTGCTGCAGAGGATTTCAACCAGTTTTTCAGAAGCTGGGTGGTACTCCATTTCGTCAAAGGATTTCATGGGATTCTTTCTTGAGTTAAAGGATGAGGTCACCCATAGCCATCAGTCGGTCTTTCTGGGTGCAGGCTACAAATGCAGGGCAGTATTTGCATGCGGTGACTTGGCCAGGAACTTCCTTGACGATGCCGACATTGCCGTCTTCTGAGAGGCGGATCATTGCGTCTTGCATCGTGTCGAAGTTCTTGGTGCTGCGAGCAGTCTTCTCGGGGTTCTTGTAGTACTTGAACTGGGGCTCACTGCGCCACAGCTCTTCGTCGTCACAGTGAGGAATCTCTTCTTCAGGTGCATCCCAGTACTGCTCGATTAATGCCAGCTTGCGTCGGATAAAGCCTTCAGTTTCCGTGAGGCTCATCAGATTGAAAGACTGGGTATGGAAGCGCTTGGGTGGATAGCTTGGATCGGTCTTGGCCATCCCTGCTTTCCAGTCAGTGAAGATGTAGTGAATCTCCATCTGGTCCTGAGTGATCTTCTTTGGATCGAGCCAGCGATAGATGCTGCCTTGCTGGGTGTACTTGTCAGCGTTGGTTTGCTTCTTGTAGGTGAAGACTCCGGTGGACTTGAAGTCCTGAACCTTGCCTTCACCAATGAAGTCAAACTTACCTGAGATGGTCCACTTCCCAAGCTTTCGCTTGAGGCGTTGTTCCATGTAGACCGGAATGCAATCCGGGTTCTCTGACAAATGCAAATCGGTTGGGTTGATGACAACACGATCGATTACTCGCTGGGGTAAGCCAAGCGATTGCATTGCTGCTGCATGGCTTGTTACCCATGCTTTCTCAATGCCGTCATGGATAGCTGAACCCATCCGGCTGTTCATCATGTCAGCCAGGTTCACCAAGCCTTCACCGGGCGGAACACGGCTAGGCAGAATGATCTGACGCAGAGGCTTCAGAAGCGTGGTGGCACTGACGGTAAACGGATCGTCATCGTGATCGTAAAAATCAGATGCGAGAAAAACTGCGAGTGCCAGTGGCACTTCGGAAACATTGGCGAATCGAGCAGACATGGTGGTCCTTGTTGGTTTATCGAGAAAGCGGGAGGAACCCGCTTGCGGAATTACGGGGCTGTTTGGTTGAGCTGAATCCATCGAGTAAGCGTGTCCCGCGCTTCTGTGATGTCCTTCAGAACTGATTTGCCACCGGTACGTGCACCTGACAACAAGAGCTTCTTGCTGGCATGTTGAATGGCACCGGATGGGTCTTGAATGTCGAATAGGTGGTGGACTGCGTAGACATCGATCTCTGTGAGATTGCCTACCTTCTTGTAGTACTGAGGGTACTTCTCGGACATTGGCTTTTCTGGATTGACGGGTTTTCCAGTACCTACGATTTCTTGGAGTTCTGCCTTGCAGCTGTAGCAGAAGTCACCACTCTTGATGGCT